CCACCACCAAAGGTAGCATCGAGTTGACTTGCATCAGTATTAGAAACAGTTCCATCTCTCCAAGATGCAACACCAACGCCACGTTTATCACCAACATAAGTTGTTGTTCCTGTGCTTACTGGTTGACCAGTCCATTCAGTTTGCCAAGCATTCCAAACAGTACCAAGAACACCAGCTTTCTCAGCCATAAGGGCAACCATATTATAGTTACCTTCTACTTGCTGAATAATATCAGGTAAGCGAGCAGTTTCAAACCAATCGTCTGTTGGTGGATTTAATTGTACTGAACCTAAGAAAGTAAAGATAGCAAATGGGTTAATATTCTCTAAACGAGAAGCATACGACTGAGTAATTAATGGAGTAGTTGTGTAAGGTAATGTAATAATATCACCAGTTAACTGATAATTTGCCCCAGAACGTAATGTATTAGTAGAGAATTTCTCTAACAGGTTTACGTTATACATTGTATAGAATGGACGCAATTGATTGCTTTCCATATCAACAGAACAGAAATAGTCAGGATTTGTGCTATCTCCAAGATTATTACCAGCAAAGTTATCAACAACGAAACCATTTTTCATGCGATCAAGACCTTTAGAGTCAGTGATCTTCATTGATTGAGTTTCTTGCTCTAATAAAGAAAGAGAAGTATAATACTCAAGTGTATTGATACGTGATTCTAATTTACCAATATCACGCATTGTGTAACGCTTATTATCAATTTTAGAAACTGATACGTTTGTAGAAGTTGTTCCAAACGTATATGGTTGTAAATCTAGTGTGTAGAGAACCATACCCAATGCTGGATCAACTGGATATCCTGGAGTTACAGAAGAAACACCATTGATATCAAAAATATTACCATTTAAGTCAACAGCAACTTTATCTCTACGAGCAAGATAATAACTGTAATCAGCAGTAATAGATTCACCTCGTTTCGGCATAGCTGAGTAACTAGAACCTGTTTGAGTAAAGTTCTTATATGCCATAAAGTTTGATCCACCTGAAGCAACAGCAAAACTTCTATTTGCAACACGAGGACGGAAGTCAATAGCGTCTCTTAAATTTGCAGGAATAAGTTTATAGTCAATACCAGAGTTAGCAACTAATGGGTTATAGTATGAGTTAACATCAAAATAGTCACCAGAAGTATGTTCAAAATATTGATACGTTACTTTAATTGGATTTGATGGAGCAGCAAAAGATGGAAGTAATGTTAATGAGCCCCAGTCATAGTGGGTATTACGCTGACCATTGTCAAAACTATAACGATCTGAAATATCAGTAGTATAAGCAGTGGAAGCTGGAGTAGTGCCAAATGCAGCACCAGTGGCCATTGTTACGCTTACGATTTGGAATACGTCTGCTTTATCTAGATAAACGACAGCTGCTTGTGCAGCTGCAGCAGTAGTAAAGGTTTCAGAGACTGTATATAATGTTTTAGTCTTTTCGAAGCCAGAACCATTACGTTGAACTGTTGCAATAACAGTAATAGAGTGTCCTGATTGTGCAGAAGGAACAGTAATGGTTGCGTTACTTCCAACTGGTAGGATAGTTATTGGAGTGAATACAACACCAGTAGTATTATCATAACAAGCATAATGTGTGCTATCTGCTGCAGAGGCAAATGTACCAGAAGTACTTAAATTTAAAGTTGTACCAGATGCGTTTTGTGTAAACTTTTGATAGCAAACGTAAGTAGTATTATTAACACCACTTGAACCAACACCCTTAACGCTACGAATTGCGTAGTAAGGTAATGGGAATATTAGGGAAATATTCTCTGGCTCAGCAATCTGAGTAGTACATTTGATAATTGTTGCTCCTGTAACAGTAACAGAAGAATCAACAACAATTGCGTTTTGGTTAGTAATTGATACTACTCTACGATAGTAGCTAGAACCAGAAGCTGAAATTTGAACTAGATCATTAACTGCTAAATCAGTTAAGAATGATGTTCCTGTACCATTAACTGTTGTGCCAGAAGCAGTAACTGAACCAATCAATTGATTAGTGATTGGGCTAATATCTGCGCTAAATGATGTTGCGGCAGAACCAACTGCATATACAAAAGATTTTACATCTGTGTTAAACTTATATCCAGAGTTCATCTGAACATCAAATAAACTTAACTTGTAGATAGTTGAAGAACTAAATGGTAAACCACTATGGTATTCCATTACACGAACACGAGCAGTACCAACTGCTGTTGCTCCACTTGGAGAAGTACCAACAGTACCACCAGTAATGTAGTTATACAAAATTACGTTTGCATATGTATCAACTGGAGGTAGGTTATTTACGTTTGTAACAAGAACATAGTTACCAACTGTTGCTGGTATAACTGAGTTAGTAGTTTGAACAAAATCTCTAGCTTTATTAACTGGAATATATGTTACAGCAGTCTTTTCAATCTCATGACCCTGAACATATGCTTTACCAGCTTCAATACCAATGGCTAATTGATTTTCATTGCCATCTAAATTAATACCACGATTATAAATTGGGTTTGTAGTATATTGCCAATTTACACCTGTTGTGCTTGATCCATCATAAGCAGAACCAGAAGTATGTGTTGGAGGAGTGGTAATAGAAGTAGTAGTATTTAATGCAGTGTAAATATTACCGTTGTAAGTAACAACGTCGCCGATTAAATATGCTGTGTTTGTAGTCCAAGTTCCGCGATTATTATTGCGGTGTTCACGAACATCAATGTCAAAACCACTAACAGTATAATCACCATTAGTATCATATGTTCTTCTTTGGATTTCAGTTTCAATTTGATTGTAAATTGTATTATAAGCAGTGTCTTGAACAATAGTATTAATTTTACCATTTGTTACACGGATAACTTCAACGAAATTTGTATCAGAAGTTGAATCAATTGTAAGTTTAGTTAAAGTCAAATCAATCATATAACGATGTGCACCTGGAGCAGCATAGTTATATGAGTTTTGAGCATTATCTAAAAGAGTTTCATCTGATTCTGGTGTAACAATAGATTCTGTATAAACTAAACCAATACGATATGTTGGAGTAGTTGTATATTTGTCAAGAACGATAGTTTGTTGTGTGCAAAGAACAAAATATCCGTTGATATAATAAACACCCTGTTGAATACTTGCTAAAGAACCTTTACCAACACAGTCAGAAGTAGAACCAATTTGGAATGTATATGTTCCATCAGAAGTTTTTAATACTTCATTAATACCAAAAGTTTTAGCAGTAGTAGAACCTGTTGGTGTTGGTCCAGTATAATTTAGATATAATGTAGTTGGATCATCATTTTCTGCGCTTTGGCAGTAAGTAACAGTTGCAGTAAGACCAGTAGTTTGGCCAATAATAGTTTGACCATTTAATGCTGATAAGAAAGTTTCAACTGCTACGTTTGAATAAACAGGAATAAGTTTTACGTAGTCTGCTCCACCACCTGGCTGGCCATCAGCTTGAATGGAAGCCTGTCCAGGAATAACCATGGCACCATTTTTAAAGATATTATCGCCATGGGTTTTAATTTGATTCTGCAGAATACTCTGCATTTGAGTAAGTTCTCGAGCCTGAACAGCAAACGAAGGACGATACAAAATTCTATAAAATTGTTTCGCAGGATCGTAATCATCATTATACGGTTCGGTATTAAAGTCTAGCATTCTTTTTACTCTTTATGTTATTCGTTTATTTATTAGAAGTGGATAACAGTTCTTAATGTTACGTTCTGATCAGCAGTTGGCGTAAACGCTTGTTTGTTATCAATAAACAATATATTACCTGAATATTTATCTGCTGTTGGAGAGGTTACACCTGAAGCAGTAAAAGTATTTCCTGCTACGTTAATAAACACTGATCCAACAGTTGGCACTGCATTATCAATAGATTGAAGCAAAGCACCAGTAGAAGTAACAGCAACAATTCTAAACAAAGGACCAGTAGAAGTTCCAAGTGTTAAATTTTGGTCAGCGACAAAGTTAGTAGTATCAATAAAACCAGTTACCAAATAACAAGCGGATGCCAATGAAGTAGCCAAGTTACCATATGCTCCGAATTGACGTGGGTTTTTAATAATACCCAATTGTCTAAAGTCATTATTTACAATATATCCTTGGTTTGTATCTTTAGATACGTTTGTATAAAACATTAAAGTTTTAGCAAACATACCAGTAATTGGATCTTTACCATGACCACCATATGGAGCCATAACACCACGAGCAGCAGCACCGAAACCAGAACCTTGATCAAATGCTACTTTACACCAACGATATCCTAAACCATAATTTGTAACAGTAATTTTTGTAACTGTACCATTAACTACATTAGCAGTTGCTGCAGCACCAGTACCATCACCAGTAATTGTTATAGGAAAATCTGAACCATAACCATATCCACCAGAAATAACTGGATAAGCCATAATACGCCCATCAGGTGTCAATAGTTCAGTATTTGCTTGTAAAGTATTTAAATCACCTGGAGATAAATCAGCAGTTAATTGAGCAGTGTTCGGATTAGTACCACCACCATTACCGTCACCAGTGACTGTTAAGTTAGCGTATGTATAACCAGTACCACCATCATCAATTTGAACTGCACTAATTGCGCCATTAACAATAATTGGTGTTAATTTTGCTTTAGATGGAGGAGCAACGAAATATGCTGTTGCTCCAAGCCCACCTGAAATAGCAGTAATTGAAACATTTGGGGCAACTTTATAACCAGCACCATATCTTAAATTAACAGTACCAGTTGCTGCAACACCAGAATAACGCAGTGTCATAGTTCCATTTGTTGCAGTTTGTAATGTAGTAGCACCAGCTAAAGCACCAGTACCGATTGATGAAGTAATAGTAACAGTTGGTGGATTAATATAACCTGAACCACCAGCAGTAACAGTAATACCAGTAATTACACCAGAAGTAATTACTGGTGTAGCAACAGCTTGAGTACCAGTAGAAACATCAGGAGCAGAAATATTAATAACAGGAGGAGTTACGGAACTATAACCAGATCCGCCAGAAGTAAGATTAATTGCGGTAATTGCTCCATTAATTGTTGGGGTTGCAGATGCGCTTGAAGTTCCAGCAACAGTTACAGTATAAAGTCTATTTGAGTAATAAATCTGTTGACCAACACTATATGCAGTTGAAGCTACAAACGGAGTACCAATAACTAAATTTTGAGCGTAGCCATAACCATATCCTGGATCAACAACTTGAACTTTACCAACAGAAGTTCCATTCATAATACATTGACCAACGAAACCTGTTCCATCATAATCAGCGTCAGGTGCACTATCGATATCATCAACCAATGCCACTGATGGAGTAGATGTATAACCCAAACCACCATTGGTAATTGTAACATCATATATGCTACCAAATAAGGTATAACCAGTAATAGCACCACCAGTCGTAGTTAATACACCAGTAGCACGTGTTCCAACATATTGTAAAGCTGCAGTTCCATTAGCAACAACACCAGATCTGTGAGTAGGTCCAGGAGAAGCCATTGTACCAGTAACTGTTGCAGTATAAAGATTATTATTATATTCTACTGATTGCCCAACAAGAATCTGAATTCCATTTTGCCAGACACTGGCTCCACTGATTGGTGGATCAATAGTCATTGTCGCCCCACCAGTATATCCAGATCCAGGATTTGAAATAACCATATGGTCAATTAAAACAGGATCTGATTTTATATAACCATCACCAGAAACTGAAATATTTGCGAAAGTATAATTCTGTCCTTGATTATCAATACGGACATTTAGAATCTCACCACCAGAATAAAACTGAGATCGAATAGAATTAACAACTGGCATATATACGTCAGTTAAAAACTTATTGCGAAGAGCAATAGGAATACTGTATAAGTATTTCCACATATATCCGTCAGGCATAACAACTGGATCTACAACAGTACCAACTGGTTTATATGTAGAAATTGAATTGTTATTATTATCAAGACATTTGTATACGTTAAAATCGTCAGTTAATGCATAACACATGGTATCTTCTAAACGCTGAGCACCAGAAGGAGCAATAGTAACTGCTGCTGTTCCAACAGCACCTGTGCCGCCACCACCTGAAATAGTAACAGTTGGAACAGCAGTATATCCAATACCTTTGCTAGTTAAAGTAATTCCTGCAACAACACCAGAGTTTAACACTGCTACTGCAGTTGCACCAGAACCACCACCACCTGAAATAGTAACAGTTGGAACTGATGAATAACCATATCCACCAGCAATTAAATTAATACCTTGAACTTCAGTAGAATATTGGTCATCATACATATCCCAAACTTGACCAGTAACCCAGTCTGCTCTAGGGATAACGAAAGCCACGTCAGTTGACTTAACTTCTTTCATAGTAATAATTTCGTTACGTGTTGCTAATTCATAAGCAAAACTATCAACTGGTAGTGGAGGATTTGTATCCACTGGCCATGTTAAAGTTTTACCTAAAAAGTAGTAGTAACGAGCACTACGATTTTGGATTTCATTATATACTGCGTTAGCAATAGAATTGTCTAACGGAGATTTTAGTAATGATGACATTTATTTTACCTAAAAATTAACTTACTGTAACTACCCAAGTAACAGCAATAGAGTCGCCAGCTGCTTTGTTAACAACTGGGAATGTAGTGCGGCAAAGCATAGTGCCTGATGAGCTTGCATTAAAAATACCAGCTTCAGTAATAGCACCAGTACCAGTACCTGCTGGGAATGTAGCAGTAGCAGTAACTTGAGCACCAGAAGAAGTAAAGGATGCTAATGTAACACGTCCAGCTTCAGTACCAAGCGCAGTATTGGCAACAGCAGGAGTAGTAGTGTTAGTACCAATGGCCATCCAGCCCATTACAGTAGCAACGCCAGAACCTTGCATACGGTTGGCAATATAAGTTTTACCAGTTGTAACAACTAAGTTTTTAACTTTGTGTTCTTCTTTTAAATTACCATTTGAATCTAACAACTGAATTAGTACTTGCCCAGTTGCTAACAATTCGTCTTGTTTTTTGATTTTCATAAAATCTCCTATTTATCCAGTAAAGGTTATTGGGTTTCCTACGTATAAGCCATTGTCATTTAAGAAATAACCAGCTTCTCCATATGGGTTTACGTCCATAGTACCGCCACTATCTGTTGGAGTGGCAGTATTTGTATCAGAAGTAATACCATCATTTAGCAATAAACCAAATGTGGTAGTTAACGCAAACGCAGGTGTCGTTCTATTTAGGTCAGTAGAACTTGTGGCGTCTGTATCTAATGGTGTAATTGTATCGCTATCTGCAGTTGAGTTATCATACAAATAGTGAACAAAAGATGTTGAATCAATAGTTTTAGAAACTGAATATGTACTAATACCATAACGTCCACTTACACCATCAGAGTTGGTGTAAGTTGGTTCAGACATAGTCACAGATTCTGAATCTAATGTAGTTCCATCATTTAAATAGTGAGTGGAATCAAGTAATTTAGTATTGGTAAATGCTAGGTTAGTTCTAGTCAAATCTTGAATATCACCACCATCACCTAATACTACAGACT